TGATATCGTTATCGTTGCTGGTGTGCCGCTTGGTGAAGCAGTTCGTACCAACACAATGCGCATCCGTACAGTACGTTAATAATAATTTAAAAACCTTTCTATATCAACGCTTTATCGTTGTTAGCAAGGTTTTTATTTGTTATAAGGGGCAAGCAAGGGGCAAAAAAATCTATTTTCGACTATTGGCAATTGTGTCTAAGATATTCTCTATATTGGACTTCATGCTCTTTGTGACATGTGTATAGATTTGCATGGTAGTATTTGAGTCTTTGTGCCCGACTCTTGCCATGATAGCTTTTACTGGTACGTTTTTTTCGGCAAGCATGCTGATTAGTGTATGCCTAAAGATGTGGGAGCTGAGGGGCTTATTAATCGGCTTATCCAATCTCTGATTGGCTTTCTGCAGGGTAATGTTAAAAGCATTTCTTTGAATTGGTTTTCCATGGTTGTTGAGGAAGATATAATCTGTATCATAGAGTTCAGGGTTCGTACTAGTGGCTAGTTCATTTAGCTTGATAAACTCGTCGATGATCTCTATTTCACGATTAGTCAGATTAGTCGTGCGGTAGCTTGATATAGTTTTCGTCAGTTCTTTCTTTGCATTTCTGTCAATGCTGTCTAATGTGCCGTGTATGTCCAACTCTCTACTTTCTCTGCGGTAATTGTGTCTTTCGATAGCTACAGCTTCACCAATGCGGCAGCCGTTCAAAGACATAAATTCAGCCAATAGCCCCGCCCTGTATGTTCTAGTGCTTTTGTATAGCTCTTTCAAGAGCAAATTTAGTTCTTCTGGCTCCAGGTATTTCTCAGTGACTGATTGCATATTTTCCAACGTCAATACACGTTTAGGAAGAGTAGTAGCCCTAGCAGGATTGTCAGTTATGATTCTTAGCTCTTGGGCATAATCAAACACTCCATTTAAGACAACTTTGATATGGTTTAGTTGAGAAGCTGTGTAGTCGGAATTAGCAATATATCTCTTAATATAAGCGACATCTATATTGCGGATAGGAACGTTAGGTGCAAAGTTATTAGATAGTCTTTTGTATGCCGGAGTACGAGCACGGACACTAGACCGCCTGACTTCCTTTTGGTAAAATGTCCACCATTCTTCCAGGACATCGACAAACAGTCTATCTGATGTCGTGAGCTTCTGGAGAACATTCTCAATCTTTTCATCTAAAATCTTTTGAGCTTCTTTTTTGGCTCGACTAGAGCCGCTATCTAGTGTGACTGAAACTCTGCGCCATTTCTCTGTATATGGATCTTTGTATCTTTCGAAAAATTTATATTTTCCGTTTTCTAATTTCTCTATCC